AAAGGTCCTCAACCTCGCATCGCAGTACGTCGACAGCGCATGTTCTAAGACGTGCAACGTGGGCGATGATGTCACATGGGCGGAGTTCAAGGACGTCTATATGGCGGCCTATGATGGTGGCGCTTCCGGCTGCACGACCTTCCGTGCCTCAGGTAAGCGCTATGGGATCTTGAACGCCTCAGCCTCCGAGGACGTAGCACCTGAGGCGGAGGACGAGGACAATGGAGACTATGTAGACGAGGGCGGCGCCTGCTACTATGACCCCGCTACCGGTCTGCGCCAATGTGAGTGAGCAAAGGGCCCTGTTAGAAATAATGGGGCCCACGTCACTTTTTTTCGTAGGGGGGGTGCACAAGCCCGAAAGCAGGGCCTATATAATGTAGACCAACACGAAAACAAAGGACAGCACGATGACCAACAACCAAGCAGCCCTCGCCGCCCTTATCGAACGCAAGGCCGAAATCAACCGTATGCTGAAGCAGCTTACGGCCCTAAGCGACGGCCTCATACTCAACACGCCCCCCGACGACGTCAACTGGGGCCATGTCGGCACGCTCGCGCGCATCGCCGATACGCTTGCCGAAATAACCGACTAACAAAGGACAGCACAATGAACTACGAAGAAACCAACGAGCTCTTCAAAGCGATGACCGCGCTGGAGACCTACGCGAAGCTGTGGCAGCACGAAGTGAGCAAGCCCGACAAAAGCAATTGGGGCGACGCTGAGATCTTCGACGACAAGCTGAAAGAAGCACGTAAGACCATATTCAACCTCGTAAATGGGATTGCGCAATGAGCAGCATTTCCAAGGTTGCGCAGATGCACAAGCACTTCGGCATCAACTACGGCCACCAGCCAATCCGCATTGACGAGATGCTCTTCCGTGTTGGGGCAATGCTTGAGGAGCTGAGCGAGCTTACGACCTCACAGACAAGGGAGGACGAGCTGGACGCCCTAGTGGATCTCACGATCTTCGTCCTCGGCACAGTTGAGCGCTTAGGCTATGCGGACGTATTCGACGAGGCCTTCAACCGTGTTGTAGCTTCGAACATGACGAAGACCCTCGGGCCTAACAACAAACGGGGATCCTTCCAGCACGATTTCGTCAAGGGCGAGGACTTCAAGCCCGCCACTCTAACAGATCTGGTCTAAGGGGTAGACAACATGCAAAACACAGTAGATAAGACGCTAGAAGAACGTGGCAACCGTTACGGCACCATAGAGAACACCGCAAAGCTGACGCAGGCGCTGATGGACGAGGTGCTGGATGCTGACGTTTTGACGGGTGCGTCCCTCACGCCCGTGCACAGAGAGTGCCTGCACATGATTATGCACAAGGTCGCTCGGATGGCTTGCGGTGATGCATTTTACAAGGACAACCCACACGACATCGCGGGCTATGCAACTCTGCTTGAGGGCTACATCCGCGACTGCAACGGCGAGGAGGGCTGAGCATGGAAGTCATCTTGGCATGCGATGTGGAGGGCGGGGTTGCCAAGCAGGGCGTGATGCCTTGGCCCCGCCTAGCGGCGGACATGCGCCACTTCAAGCGTATGACTGGTGGCCACTGCGTCATAATGGGGAGCACCACGTGGCACGACACATGCACCCCAGCCCCTCTGCCCAACCGATGGAATGTGGTTGTGTCAACGAAGGAAGTGGTGGGGGCTGATGCTGTCATCGCTGGTGACCTACCAACCGCGATCGCCAACCTAGACGTTGGGTCAATGAAGAAGTTTGTTATTGGTGGGGCGGACATAGCACTGCAAGTCCTGCAGGTTGCTGAGACCTTACACATTACAAAGGTCCATAGCAACTACGACTGCGACACCTTTGTCCCAAAGACCTTTGGGCCGTTCGGCTTCAAGCGCGCATATACCGAGGCGCTATCGTCTAGTGCCAACTACACAAGATGGGAAAGGCAGCTATGAGCACATTCGAGACGAGCTACCTAGCCACCGCGGCAGATATCATCGCGGACGGAGACACCCGCACGGGGCGCAACGGCGCCACCAAGTCGCTACCTGCACAGACCTTGACCTTTGACTTGCGGGAGGGGCTGCCGCTGCTTACCACTCGCAAGAGCTACTACCGTGGGGTCTTCGGTGAGTATGCCGCTCTGATCCGTGGGCCTAAGCATGTGGACGACTTCAAGCGGTGGGGTTGTAACTTCTGGGGCAAGTGGGCCAAGGCTGACGGCTCGCTCGACCTAGATTACGGGAACGCGTGGACAGACTTCCACGGTGTGAACCAGATGGAGACCGTTCTGGACCTGCTGCGCACTAACTACGCGGATAGGCGCATGGTCATCACGGGGTGGGATCCCTCACGCCTCGCTGAGGTCGACCTCCCTTGCTGTCACTACTCCTACCAGTTCTGGTCTGATGGTGTGCACCTGGATCTCATCTGGACCCAACGGTCGGGCGATTGGATGATCGGTGTCCCCGCAGATGCCCTGCTGGCGAGCGCCATGGTTTGCCAATTCGCGAGCTTGGCTGGTATGACGCCGCGCAGGGTCACGATGGTTGTCGGCGACGCGCACGTGTACTCTGAGCACGTCCCTACGGCCTTGATACAGATGGGCCGCGAGCCGCTCCCGCTGCCCTCCTTCACTTTCTCCAAACAGAGCGACCTTAAAGGATTTACGCCTGACGATTTCTGCGTCGCAAACTACTGGCACCACGCTCCGTTGGCATATGAACTGAAGGAATGAGGCATGTACACGCAATTCGAGCTAGAGCGGCAGATGCAGGACCGGGGCTACGCACGGTTTCTGACCAGCATTGAGAAGGCTGAGGTCGGCGGCACCCAGTCGCACACCGCGCACGGGCGTGAGCTCATCAAAGCGAACATGGCTGACATGGAGAAGGCGCTAGCCGAGTTCATCGACGCACAGATGGTGGTCCGTCGGAAGTCGCGCGCCGCCCTGCTGCTGGATGGCCTCAATCTGGAGGCGGTCGTCTACATGGCGCTCAAGACCGTGGTCAACGCCCTCGGGGTCAAGGACTCCAAGTCGACTGCGGTCGCATTCCTAATCGGCCGCTCTATATCTAATGCGGTGACCCTCGCGCTCCTCGCTGAGGACAAAGAAAACAAGAACTTGGTCAAGCACTTCGAGCAAGTCCAGAAGCGTACGGTCGGCAACGACTTTGCTAAGGATGCAGCGGTCGCAGAGAGCATGGCATTCTTCGCGAAGAGCCAATGCTGGAGTGAAGATGACGCCCTCAAGGTTGGTGTGACCCTCCTGCAGCTCGCGGTGTCGGTTGGGCTGGTAGCTGAGGAGACCGTCGGCAAGGTCAAGCAGAGCTTTAATCAGATCGTCCCCGCCGAGAAGACTTTGGAGATGATCGACGTGCTGAATCTGTGCCCCGAGTTCGGCCCCGTCTACCTGCCTATGGTCACTGAGCCGTTGGATTGGGACGGGGTCGGCAATGGCGGCTATCACACTCTGCGGACTGAGTTTATCAAGGCACGGTTCGACGGTCACACGGAAGCCCTAGAGCAAGCCGTAGACGCCGAGATGGAGCAAGCGCGCTCAAGCGTCAACGTTATCCAACAGACGCCTTGGGTGGTCTCCTGTGAGCTCCTGAGGGCTGCTCAGACAGCATTCGAGCGTGGCTTAAAGGTGCAAGGTCTGCCTTTTGACTATGACGACTCGAAATGGAAGCGCGTGGGCCTCCGCGTGGCAGCAACAACGACGCTCACCTTGGCTGAGGAGTTCAAGGTCTACCCAAAGATCTGGTTCCCTCACTACCTCGATTGGCGTGGGCGTGTCTATCCTATGCCCACGGGGCTGACGCCGCAAGGGACCAAGCTGTCTAAGGCTCTCCTCTCTTTCGCTGAGGGTCGGCCCGTCACGGACGAGGGGGAGCAGTTCCTAGCGATCCACATCGCCAACGAGTTCGGTGAGGACAAGCTTCCCCTCGCTGATAGGGTCAGGTGGACGCACGACAATAGCGACAAGATCCTCGAGGTTGCTGCTGACCCCTACGGCGAGCACCAAGCGTGGTGGGTCGGCGCTGACAACCCATGGGGCTTCCTGCGTGGTTGCTTCGAATGGGCGGGCTACCTCAACGATCCTGATGGCTTCCTCAGCACGCTGCCAATTGCGTTCGACGGGTCCTGCTCTGGTCTGCAGCACTTCTCTGCCATGTTCTTGGACGAGATTGGTGGCCAAAGTGTGAACCTCGTGCACGATGGCAAGCGCCACGATATCTACCAGATGGTTACAGCTGCGGTGATCGCCAAGCTGGAGACCTCTGAGGACGACCTTGCACGCGAGTGGCTGGACAGCGGGCTGATTAGCCGTAAGCTCATGAAGCGCCCCACCATGACCTATGGCTACTCCTCTGAGATCCCGGGCATGTCAAACCAGATCGAGGACGAGCTAGGCCATTGGGCTGACGCGACCTTCCAGCACCACTCCCGCAAGGCGTGCACGTACCTTGCCACGGTCACCTTCAACGAGATCGAGGCCCTGGTCGTTAAGGCCGCCGAGGCTAAGACGTGGCTTCAGGGCTGCGTGCGAGGGCGTAAGGAAGGCATCTGTTGGACCACACCAGACGGCTTGCCCATCGTCCAGAAGTATATGGCGGTCGAGTCCAAGCGGCTGGATATCCTGGTCGGTGGTAAGCGGGTGCAGAACCAGCACAATGTCCGAACCGACAAGGTGGACCCTCGGAAGATGGCGTCGAGCATCTCCCCTAACGTGATCCACTCACTTGACGCTACACATATTCGAATGGTGGCGCTAGCCGCTAATCGGGAGGGCATCCTTGACCTTGCCATGATCCACGATAGCTTCGGGTGCCACGCGGCTGACGCCCCGAGGTTCTTCCAGCTGATACGGGAGGAGTTTGTCTCCCTCTACTCAGGTGATGTGGCCAAGGAGCTGAACGAAGACCTCTCTGGTGGTGTGGTTAAGCTGCCTGCTATGGGCAATCTGGACCTCGTCGGGGTCCTCGATACGGACTACTCGTTCGCCTAATTAACCCCAAAATAGCACTATTTCAGGCCTTTTTTGTACCATTTTGGGCCCCCTGTAAGCCCTTGATAACGCGCACTATTTAAAACCCCTCACTAAAGTACGAAGGAACGCTCCTTCTGCCCGCTAGGACCAACAAGCTAACGCTCAGTTTGATGGCCAACCAAGTTCCCCCCTAAGATCCACAATGATGTGGGTTGATAGCCGGAACCTCTGGAAACGAGTTGCGCCCTCCCCGTTGGGGGGGTAAGGGGGGGTCCGCTAGGATCCTCAAGCTCCGCTAGTTTGATGCTAGCTCCATATAACCACAACAAAGGACTAAACATGCTCGACATCAAGACCGCACTAGCGACCTTCGAGGACCTAGAAAACGAGGACATCTACGATCTCATCCTAGGCTTAGCGGAAGACCGCCCTGAGCTCTTCGTAGGCATCGCAGACGCCCTCGAAGGCGTCCTGATGCGCGACATCTTACAAGAGATGCGCGAAGAGACGATCGACGGCACGCCCAACGGCTATCCAATGTACCCTGAGCTGCAATACGATGATTAGCAAACTCCTCACGGTGCTGCTGGTTAATGTGCCCATAGTGGCCTTATTAGCCACAGTGATAACCACCACGGACAACGCCCTAGCATTCTACACAGCTTGGGTCTACGCAGTCATAGTAGGCCTCTCAGGGCTCCTGACCGCAATCGACTAACAAAGGACAGCACAATGACCTACTACGTACTACCCGACGGCACCATCACAACCCGCAAGAAAGACGCAGCGGAATACGACAGTGCCTGAGCTAACACGGCAGCCATGCCCTCATCCTGAGTGTAGTAGCTCTGATGCCTTCAGCTATAATACTGAAAAGCAGGTGGGCGTCTGCTTTAGTTGTTCAAGCTCGTACCCCAAGAAAGGCGTACGGTACACACCGGAGGCCCTTGAGGCCTACCCCCTAGGCAATCTAGCTGCTGGGGACGACTACGCACCCCAGGCGTCCCCTGTGGGCGTCTATGAGTCCCTTCGCGGCGTATCTGCGGAAGCCATGGAGCACTACGACGTCAGAACCGTATTGTCTCCCTCTGGTGAGCCTACCTCACAGACCTACATCTATCCCTCAGGCGCTACCAAGACGCGCTTGTTCCCTAAGGACTTCAGGGCGCAAGGCAAAATGGACGGCCTCTTCGGGATGAACCGGTTTACTGCAGGCACCTCTAAGATGGTCACCATCACCGAAGGCGAGCTAGACGCTATGTCCGCCTTCCAGATGCTTGGTGGTTTAAGCTCACGCTATACTACCCCTGTGGTATCGCTACCATCGGCCAACCCTTCGAAGGCCTTCTGGGAAGCCGTTGTCCCATGGCTCGACAGCTTCCCCAAGATCATCCTCAGTGTTGACGCTGATGGGCCTGGTGATGCTGTAGCTAACAAGATCAACTCGCTTTTCCCACACAAGACCTACCGTGTGGACCACAGTATCTACAAGGACGCTAACGAGTTCCTGCAGGCCGGTAAGGCTTCCGAGTACAAATCAGCTTGGTTCGGGGCAGCACGCTTCACACCAGACAACATCCTGCACTCTGAAGACGACCTGATAAGCCTATTCGACCACACCCCAGAGCACTCCTTCGTCCCCACGGGCATCCGTGAGTTCGATGAGAAAGCTATGGGCCTACACCGTGGTCACTTCACAATGTTCAAGGCCGCAACAGGCATCGGCAAGACTGAGGTCTTCCGTTTCCTAGAGTGGAACTTCATCAATCGTGGTGTTACGTTCGCCACCTGCCACCTCGAGGAGATCCCACTGCGCTCTGTGCTGGGGTTAGTCTCCTACGACCTAAACGACAACCTGACCCGAAAGGACCTCATCGAGGAAAAAGGGAAGACTGAGGAAGTCCGTGAAAGCATCAAGCGCATAGCGGACACAGAGCACTTCTACCAGTTCAAACTACGAGAGGGCGATGGGGCTGACGAGTTAGTCCAGCAGGTCAAGATGATGGCTACTGTCTACGGTTGTCAGTTTGTCATGGTCGAGCCCATTCAAGACACAATAACCACAGCCTCGGAGAACAGCAAAGAGAGCGAGCTGGCACAACTAGCCATCCGCTTGTCTAAGGTCGCCGCTGAGTACAACGTTGGCATCATCACG